TCGCATAAAATGTCGATGGAACTTTTAGCTCGCCAGATTGAGCTTGAAAAGGTACAACAAGCTACTAATGTTAAGAATCAAGTAAATGTGCAGATCAACGGGTCGGATGGCTCTAAGTATGGTCAGCTAATTAATCAACTGGTAAACTTAGACGCGGTACCAAAATAATGCTAGCTTTATTAATAATCATTGTATTTTTTATGTTATATGTATGCTAACAATTTCTAGGCCCGATATTGATCGTGAAACGATTACAGAGTTTCCAGTTGCTACTAGGTTCATTAAACTACCTATTGTAAATTATTTGAAGCTATTACCGGCCGAGGATCCATTGACTAGGAAGCCTTCGACGGCTTGGGAACAAATTAACCGCGCCCAGATTGCGTTAATTAATGCAGTTAATAATCCACGTTATAGGTTTATTTGTGCTGCGCTAGCTAGGCGTCTTGGAAAGACCTACATCGCTAATGTTATTGGACAGCTAGTGATGCTTGTGCCTGGGTGTAATATATTGATTATATCGCCGAATTATAACTTGAGCAGTATCTCATTTGAATTGCAAAGGCATTTGATTCGCAGCTTTGACCTGGAAATGGCTCGTGATAACGTAAAAGATCGTGTGTTAGAATTAAAGAATGGGTCTACTATTAGACTTGGTTCATTGTCTACTGTGGATAGTAGTGTTGGCCGTTCGTATGACCTGATTATCTTTGATGAGGCTGCATTGGGTTCAGGTGGTGAAGAGGCTTTTAATATTGCGCTGCGTCCTACACTGGATAAGCCGGGTTCGAAGGCAATCTTTATTAGTACACCCCGCGGACGCGGTAACTGGTTTAGTCGATTCTTTGATCGTGGTTTTTCAGAGAACTTCCCCGAGTGGGCTAGTATCACTGCGGACTATAGTGAAAACCCACGTATGAGCGAGCGTGACGTTCAAGAGGCTAAGTCTGTAATGTCTAAAGCCGAGTTTGAACAAGAATACATGGCTTCCTTTAGCGTGTACGAGGGTCAGATCTATGGGCTTGATAAAGATACTCATGTACTAGATTATGTACAGCGAGATGGTGATGAAGTGATTGCAGGGCTTGACCCTGGTTACAAAGACCCTACTGCATTCTGCGTGGTTGTGTATTCACCGGCTGACGATTGTTATCACATTGTAGACGAGTACCAAGAAGCACAGGCTACGACTGCGGGGCACGTCGTACGGCTAAATGAGCTAATTACTAAGTGGTCAATTGAGAACATCTTCATTGACTCCGCAGCTGCTCAAACTGCTGCTGACTTAGCCTACACATACGATATTGCTACCATAAAAGCAAAAAAGTCCGTACTAGACGGCATCGCGCTAGTACAGACTTTAGTGGAACAGGGTAGGATTAAAGTATCTCCCCATTGCGAACATACATTGTTCATGTTTGACCAATACCGCTGGGATGGTCGCGATTCAGTAACAACTGAGCGTCCAGAGCATGGAATGGCATCTCACATGGCTGACGCTGTGCGATACGCTATTTACACGTTTACCATCGGTGGATAAACAACCGCTTATACCATGGTAATCTTTTGTATTTTTCTTCTCGTGTGGTTTTTAGTAGACGATATACGTTATATGCGTAAGCACTAGACGGGTAATGCTTAATTAAGCCCATTACATAATCTAGTGCTTTAATCTGCTGTTTATTAGTCATAGTTGAATAGCCTTCCAAAGAAGCCTCTACTGTTAAGTTTATTAAGTCGGTCTTGCGCGGCATGAAGCCTAGCGTGATATGCTCTAACCAGTTCTGCATTTTCATCTTTACCCTCTTTAAGTTCGGTTGCTGCTTGGTGAAGCATATACTCTTTATTGAAGTTATGCTTTAAATCATCGTGTTTTTCTTGTAAACTATTATGCTCGTGATACTGCTCTATATACTGCGCCATAATATCAAATGCAGAGTATTGCAATAGTTGTGGATTGTCTAGCATCCAGCTATAATTTATATTAGGATCCAGCTTAGGAGCACTAGTATTTAAGCAGTTAGGCATAGCCTTACGCATATGTATAAAATAGTTCTCCATAGTGTCTAGATGGTCTTTATGGCACCTTACAAGAATCTCAGCAAACGGCATACCTAACTGGTGATACGCATCCTGCATTTTAGCAGCAGCGGTACCTTTCTTAAGTTTATCGGAGTGCTGCTTCCACCTAGTCTCCATATCTACAGATTGTCCGATATAGAAAGCCTGGTTATCGAAATTTAGCTGATATATTCCTGATGTCATAATCGTGTTCCTTTGATGTATTATAGCATAAGCAAGGCCTCGCGGCAAGCATAAATTTAGGGTATGAGAGCATAAAAAATTTATATATTGACATACCGCTGCATGGGTGGTATAATTGGAGCATTACTAAAACGTGCGTACAAAATATGGCTAAAAATACAGAGAATAAGCGTATCGCCGTCAAACACGTAAGAGATAAAGCTAAGGCAGCCTACGATAAGAAGGACAGTTGCTATATTTGTGGTACTCAGGGCGACCTAGAGCTACATCACTTTCATTCTATTACAATCCTGCTGGAAAGCTGGGCTACGAGAAAACATTACGATATTTCCACAGATGCTGGGATACTCGAAGTTAGGGATGAATTTATTGCCGAACATCAGACTGAGTTATATGACTTAGTTCGTACTTTATGCAATAAACATCATGTCGCATTACATCGGATATTCGGAAAAGCTCCTCCAGCCGGTTCAGCTGAGCGTCAAGCACGCTGGGTTGACATTCAACGGGATAAAGCATCTGGTAAAGAGGTAAGTAAGAGTTCTGCTGTTGTAGGCTCGTTTTTTAGCCAATTTACCTAAGGGCACTTATGGCATGGTACAATAACGTAGGGAGTTACTTTCGAGAGAAACTTAACCCCGCGCAAGAGATAATTATTAGACAAGAAGGTATAATCGTAGGGTCTGACGCTCCTGCTAGTTATAGGGCTTCTTTCAAGAAACTAGAAACAGTTAATCGTGGTACAAGTATGATTGTAGCAGGTTGCGCTAGTTTAGACTTCGATATTAAAGACAAGATCTCCTCAGATATTCGTCCAGGTATGCGTCAAAAGACATTAGCTACGCTACTGAACTTCAGACCCAACCCATATCAGTCAGCACAAGATTTTAGATCAAGTATCTTTACAGATTTTATCCTAGAAGGTAACATCTTCATTTACTTCGATGGCGCTTTCTTATATCATCTACCAGCTGCAAGTATGCAGGTTCTGCCAGACGCTAAGACTTTTATTGCAGGATACACCTACAATAATATGCAGAATTTTAAGCCTGACGAAATCATTCATATTAGAGATACTTGTAGCACTTCTATCTATCGCGGTACTTCAAGATTAGTATCTGCTAATAGGTCTATAGAGATTTTATATAAAATGCAGGCGTTCCAAGAGACTTTCTTTGAGAACGGTGCAGTACCTGGAATGGTACTAACAACAGATAATACGCTAAGCCAAGTTGCTAAGCAAAAAACAATTCAAAACTGGATTTCAGGTTATAGCCCTAAAAACGGTGCTAGAAAGCCAATGATTCTAGATTCTGGACTAAAGCCAAGTAATCTATTAAACGCCAGTTTTCAAGATATGGATTTTGATAACTCTATCAAGTCCCATGACATTAAAATATTAAAAGCGCTCGGAGTGCCTAGCATATTACTAGACGGCGGAAACAATGCAAATATTTCCCCTAATATGCGCTTATTTTATTTAGAAACAATTATGCCAATTATTCGGAAATATTCTTCAGCAATGGAGAGATACTTCGGATACGATATTGATGCTATTACTACTAACGTTTCAGCCTTACAGCCAGAGTTAAAAGATATAGCTGCGTATAATACAACATTAGTTAATGGTGGAATTATTTCTGCTAACGAAGCTAGGGTTGAACTAAGATATACTCCAATAGCCGGGCATGATGACTTACGTATACCGGCAAATATTGCAGGTTCAGCAGTAAACCCTAGTTTGGGTGGTGCACCTAAAAAGCCAGATACGCCAGCTACTTAGAGCATATATTAAGGAGTAAGATGAGTAAAGAAAAAGTATTATTCGTAAATAGTACTTTTACTAAACAAACACCTTCAGCAGGCGACACCATTGACTCTATCTATATTGAAGGCTACGCAAGTACCAATGATACGGATAGATCGGGAGATGTAATTCCTAGCAGTGTTTGGGAAGCCGGTATTCAGAATTACCTAAAGAACCCCATCCTATTATCTCAACATGACCACGATGACCCCATCGGTCGTATGGTAGATTACAGGATTGATTCTAAAGGTCTATGGATTAAAGCAAGAATTTCAGCAGCTGCTGAGATTTTTAGTTTAGTAAAAGATGAAGTATTAACCGCATTTAGCGTTGGATTCCGCATCATGGATGCGGAATATAATGCTGTAGCAGAGTTATTTGTTATCAAAGAGTTGGAGCTGGTAGAAATATCAGTTGTATCAGTTCCTTGTAACCAAAACACTCTTTTTAGTTTGTCTAAAGCATTTTCAGATGCTGATGAGTACAAAAAATTTAAATCGCAGTTTGCACCCAAAAGCGAATCAGCTAAAGGGCTAGAATCCTCTAAGGAAGCAGACAGCAAATCACAGAAGGAAGTCGAAATGACCCAAGACGAAATTAAACAAATGGTAGCTGATGCTACTGCTAAAGCATTGGCCGATCAAGCTACTGCTAAATCCCTTGCTGATGCTCAAGAAGCTGAAGTGCAAGCTCGCATCAAGGCAGCTGTAGCTCTTGCTACTCCTACCGAAACCGGTGCTGAGAAACTAATGGCTGAAGTTGAGAAGCGTTTCGCTGATCAAGCTGCTAGCACAAAGTCAGTTCTAGAAGGTCTACAGACTGCTCTAACTGAAAAAGCTGCTGAAATCGAAGCAATGCAAAAGTCAAAAATGACTTTCGCCGAAGGCAAGTCTGCTGATGTTTCATACGCTGACAAAGAGAAGGCAGTTATCCTTTCTCGCATTACTGGTAAGTCAATCCAAGACACCAAATTTGGTCGTCAATTGATGGAAAAAACTGGTGCTCACTTGCCATCAGCTACATGGGAACTTGAAGTTTCTATGACTATGGAAGCTGAAGTTCGTCGTAAGCTAGTGGTTGCTCCAATCCTACGTAACGTTGCTATGCAAACAAACGTTATGACGATTCCAGTAAACCCAGAAGCAGGTTACGCAACTTGGGTTACTAACGCACAGTTTGGTTCTACCAGCAGTGCCGGTGGTAACGCTACGCATCAGTTGAAAGAAATCACTTTGAATGCATATAAAGTTGCTACCAACGAATATATGGCTTACGAAGAAGAAGAAGATAGCTTGATCGCTTTGATGCCTATCGTTCGTGATGCAATGGTTCGTCGTACAGCTCGTGCTATCGACAAAGCATTCTTGTTAGGTGCTGGTTCAGGTTCTGACCCAGTTAAAGGTCTTTCAGCTTACGCAGGTGTATCTTCAGTTACTACCCCAGCAGCTACTGCAGTAACTATGGCTAACATGCGCGCTCTACGTAAAGCCCTAGGTGCTTTAGGTCTAGATCCAGCTGAAGTAACATTTATCGTTAATACCGATACATACTACAACTTGCTAGAAGATACAGCTTTCCAAACAATGAACCAAGTTGGCCCACAGGCTACCTTGCTAACAGGTCAAATCGGTCAAATCGGTAACAGCCCAGTTCTAGTTTCTGCTGAACTTCCTGCTGCTGCTAATGGTACTAACCTTGCCGCTACATTGACTAACGTTGGTGCAATCGCAGTTTACACACCTAACTTCATCGTTGGAAATCAACGCGGTCTACGTATGGATACACAAGAACTCGTTGAAACTCAACGTCGTGTTCTAGTAGCCAGCCTACGTACTGGTATGACTCAAATCGCTACTAACCTCGGAGCTGGTGTTGCCGCTCTACGTTACGTTGCTTAAGTCTAAGTAAATAAAGATGGGACTTCGGTCCCGTCTTTTACATTGGTTGCGTGCAGCCTATGTAAAAGATAAAGGAATAAATATGGGACTACCACTAGTTACAAGAGCAGAATATAAGGCCTACATGGGCATCTCTAGTACTACTAGTGATTCTGCTATAGATGCAATTATACCAAAAGTTAGCGAGTTAGTTAAAAGTATCTGCCGCAGAACTTTTATTGATTACGTAGACGATGCTAAGGTTGAATACAGCGAAGGCGGAACAGATGCTATTGAATTATCTGAGTACCCAGTACTGTCCGTTGCTAGCTTAGAGTATTCTACAGACTTTGGCGCCACGTATACTACTCTAACAGAGTATACTAATTATGTACTATCTAAGGCTACTAACAGTATTCGAGCACTAATAATGGATGCAGTACCACTAGAGTCATATGGTTATGCACCATACGGTTCCAGCAAAGTTAAAATCTTTCCAGAAGCTATCAACGGTTATATAATTACATATACTGCTGGGTATCTAGAGATTCCACAAGACTTAAAACTATGTATCTTAGATATTATAGCTTACTACCTTAAAAATGATTCTTCTGTGCACACACATAAGAACGTTAACCCTAATTCGATGCAGATTGAGTATTTGAGTAATACCCACTTCCCTGCACACATTAAGCGTATCCTAGATCTATATACTGCGAGCTATAATTAATTATGAGCGTACAAGAGTTTAGCAATGCTTTAAAATCTGCAGCTTTAAAATCTTGGTTTCAAAGACTTAGTACTGATAATATTTTAAAAATGTCCTCTAAAGATATTCGTAAAAAAGAATCGGGTAAGGAGTTTAACTCTTTTTATATTACTAATAAAACAATATCAGATATAATAGAAAAGTTATCCGGAGTACAAGCTTCCCCGGAACAAGTAACCAAAGTTTTTGCTAATTTAGCAAAAGCTAAGTACGGTAAGGGTAGTGTAGGTAAAACTATTACAGAACCTTATATTGATGGTAAGGCATTATATTATCCACGCATAAGTATGGATAATATAAGTTCTATACTAGATACAGGGTTTGAAGATGTACTAACTGAGGCAAAGGTAAGGAACCCCGATATATCTATTAGTAGTTTTTTTCAAAAGGGCCACGTTTTTGGCATATTCCCTAAAAAACTAGCTCAAACACGAAAATCACTAGCCACTAATACTACTCTTACTGATCAAGCCAGATCTTTATTAGTAGGGTTTTTATCAGATCTAGAAAAACAACTAGAAGAAGAAGATTTAGCTACCTCTAACTTAAAAACTTCTAGTTACGGATTATACGCAAAATATAAAAAACGTACTAACAGTTATTTAGTAGAAATGCAGTTAGTAGAAACAAATGAAGAAGCAGGAAGAGCCCAAGCGCCTTTAGCTAAAGCAGTACGTAAATACTTAAATCCAGGAGCTATAAGTTTTACTTCTACAGGTATTAAGTTCACGGAGGGAAGTGCAGAACAGCGCATCAAGCAGTTAATGCTAGATAATGTTGAAAAATTAATAGGCACAAAAGGCTCTCCCTCTATGTTAGATCTTATAAAAGCGTCTATTGTAGATTCTTTAAATGGTAAAACCGTATCTAAAAAAGAGTACTATTCACCTAATGTAAAAGTAATACAGTCAAAAGCGTCCAAAGTAGATACGAAGGATGCGAAAGCTAAAATTAAGAAAGACCTTGACCAGGTTCGTAAATTAAAGCAGTCAGTTAAGGCTGTGCCTAGGTTTCAAAAAGATTATTCAGAAACTCTTTCTTTAGTCAGCTTACAACTTCTAATAAACACTCACTTGCAAGACGTAATATCTGCAAATATGGGTACAGGCAATGACCCTAGGATCCTAAACTACCAAACCGGACGCTTCGCAGCGTCAGCCAAGGTAGAACGTATGAGTCAAAGCAGAGAAGGTATGATTACAGCTTTTTATAGCTATATGAAGAATCCTTACCAAACATTCGAGCCCGGCTATCGCCAAGGTTCCCCAAAAACAAGAGACCCTAAACTGCTGATTGCTGGCTCTATCAGAGAAATTGCAGCAAGTAAAGTAGGAAATAGAATGAGGGCAGTCTTACTATGAGTCGTAGAACATCGATTTTAAAAGCTATCGTAGAAAAGCTTAAATTAATAGATGGCGAAGCGCCCTATAATACTAACATATATTCAAATGCTTATCCTATCCTAAAATTTTGGGACGAAGTAAATGATTTTCCATGTGTATACGGCTCGTCAGGTTCCGAAACTAGAGAGTATCTTCCAGGTGCATTCACCTGGGTATACTTAGGTATCACACTTAAGATGTACTGTAAAGGCGAGAATGCTCAAATTGAGCTCGAACAGCTTCTAGAGGATATCGAAACAGTTATCAATAATAATCGTGTTTTAGTATACGATGTTGATAAAAATTACGAAACTACTGAAATTTTGGTAGCTTCAATAACAACTGATGAAGGGCTATTAGCCCCTTATGCCATAGGTGAAATGAACCTACAGGTTAGATATCAGATGATGTAACCAGTATCAGAGGTACGAATACAGATAAATATCTAGTCTAGTACCGAGATACTAAATAAAAAGGAAATAAAATGGCATTAAATCTAGTACGTAATAGTAGAGTTTACTTTACTACAAACTTAGACAGTAGTGATAAGGTAGCATTAACAGGCTTCTTATCTACTAACACATACGAAATCCAGGTTCTAGACGGATTTACGTTCTCACAGAATACTAACAGTGATACAGTTACAACCAGTGAAGCCGGTATCGCACCTGTTCGTGGTCAGCGCTCATTCAATACTTCACTAGCCCCTGTGGATTTTAGCTTCTCAACTTATCTACGCCCATCGTTTGACGATGCAGTAGGTGAACAAAAGGTAGTTTGCGAAGAAAGCGTTCTATGGAACGCAATTAGTGGTGTTGCAGCCATTGGTGCGACTGGCGCAGGCTGGACAGCAGGTAACGCAAGTACCGTATCTTTTGCTAACAGTAATGCTCACCAATTACAAAAATTTGGTATGATCTTTATTGTTGACCAAGTTGCTTACGCTGTTGATAATTGCTCACTAAATCAAGTTACTATTGATTTCGGTTTAGATGCTATTGCTACAGGTGCTTGGACAGGTCAAGGCACTACGTTGCGTAAACTAGGTGATGGAGTTACATCTGTTTCCGGTACTTTTGGTGCAGGTCTAACAGGTTCATACAAAGTAAAAAATACTGAAGCTAAGTTTATTACTAATAAGCTTTCTACTCTAACATTAACTTTGGTTAAAGAACTCAAAAATACAGCAGGTACTACTGTTGCTGCTGCAAATACTGCGTATAACGTTGCGTTAACCGGTGGGTCACTTACTATTAACAATAACATTACCTATGTTACTCCTGCTAACTTAGGTACAGTTAACTTACCTGCTGTATACTACACGGGTACACGTGCTGTTTCTGGTACAATTAATGCTTACCTAAAAACAGGCTCAACAGGTGATGATTCAACAAGTACTGGTAAGCTATTAGCAAACATGCTAGACGCCGCCTCAGTTACGATTGAACCAATGTTTGCACTATCAATCGCTATTGGCGGTTCAGCTAACACACTAAAGATTGTAGCAAATATCCCTTCAGCAGTATTAACAGTTCCAACAGTTGACGTGCAGCAGGTTGTTTCTACAGCTATTAACTTTACTGCTCAAGGTTCTACAGGTACCGGCGCTAATACTGTATATGACTTAACATCTACTAATGATATTACGCTTAAGTACTACGCTTTAGATACTACGTCACCAGAAGCTGTAGTTTAATTTTCCCTGGTGGGGGTTTGATCTCCCCCACCTCTTTTTCTCTCTGTTTCATAATAAAAGGACCATTTTCATGGCAACAACAAACGCAGCTCTAAGCCTTAAGTCTCTATTGGTACCGTCAAAATCGGTCGAAGTAGACTACCCAGGGTTCAATGGCTTTAAAATTAACGTAGTATTTCTATCACGCGAAACCTTAGTAGGTATCCGTAAGAAAGCAACTAAAACGGTATTTAAAAACCGTCAACCGCTCGAAGAACTTGATGACAAGTTATTCTTGCAATTATACGTTAATGCATGTATTAAAGGTTGGTCAGGCTTCAAACTATCTTACCTAGAACAGCTGGCTCCAGTTGATCTAACCGGACAAGATATGGATAGCGATCTACCTTACGATCAGGACAATGCTTTGTTCTTGATGCAAGCTTCAGCTAATTTTGATGCTTTCATTTCTGAAACAGTAACTGAGCTGTCAAATTTCACGAAGACCAGTACCGCGAGTTAAATCGCCAGCTAGCTTCCTACTTTGCTAATAGCACTATATCAATGACTAAAGATACGTACTTTGAAATGTGCGAAGCTTTAGGCACTGAGCCAGTCGAAGAAGAGATCCCTATAGAATATGAGGATTTCTTTTTAGATGTTCAAGAAGCTCTTGGTATATATCAAAAGCTTCGAGATGAGTGGGATACGATGAATGGTGTATATATGGGTAAAACCTATGCAGGACTACTAGATATTCTAGACCTGCTTGAGGTACCGGTCGAAGATAGACGCACTCAGTATGAGTTAATAGGGATTATTGATACGCATAGGTCAAAAGCCATTGCGGATGCAAAACCTAAGACAAAATAAGAAACCCCTGTACTTAATGGTACAGGGGTTTTTTTATTGGGAGGAAAATTTTAACCATTGACACTACAATCCATAAGTGCTATAATGGTAGCTACTAATAATAATGCGTAATTTTTTGCGTATTGATGAGGGAGAAATTATGGCAAATGATATTAGAATAGGAATGACACTAGATGATGGTGGCTCTATTGCTAACAAGAATAAAGACGCGCATGCACTAAAACAAACTTTACAGGCTGCCAGTACTGCAGCTCAAGGTATCCGTGTACCTGTAGCAACAAGTGCGGCTCGTCAAGGAGTAGCAGCTAGCCAACCAATGTCTGCTGCTTACAGAGCTGCGGCAGCTCAACCTGGTGGTGGAGCAAGTGATACGAATCTAAGTCGAGGACTAGCAGGTCAAACTGGCGCTAGTGGGCGAGATTTTGCTGCACAAGCTCAAGGCTTGGGCGGGCTTGTTCACGTCTATGCAACTTTTGCAGCTAACTTATATGCAGCTAGTGCTGCATTTACGGCCCTATCTAAAGCTATGGATACGTCTAACCTTATCAAAGGCTTAGATCAATTAGGTGCAGTATCGGGAAGAAACCTAGGTAGTTTAGCTAAACAAATGGTGGCTGTTACTGAAGGTGCTATTTCTATGCGGGATGCTATGACATCTACCGCTATGGCAAGTTCAGGCGGTATGACCAATACCGCAATAATTAGAATGACAGAAGTAGCGAAAAAGGCGTCTCTAGCATTAGGTAGAGATCTTCCTGATTCTATGGATAGGATTACTAAGGGTATTATTAAAATTCAGCCAGAACTATTGGATGAATTAGGTATTATGACTCGCGTTATTCCGGCACAAGAGGCGTACGCTCGTGGTATTGGCAAAACTGCTAGTGCTTTAAGTGACTTTGAAAAACGCCAGGCATTTGCAAATGCAGTATTGGATGAAGGTGAACGCAAATTTGGTAGTATTAGTTTAGATACTAATCCGTACTCCAAGGTACTTGCCTCGATTAATAATTTAATGCAAGGCGGCTTAGATCTACTTAATAAAGTACTAGGTCCTATAATGTCGGCACTATCCGCCAGCCCTACAGGTTTAACTGTAGCATTGGCAGCAGTAGGTTCAATACTTTTAAAGCAAGCAATCCCTGCATTAGGTATGTACCGTAACGCCGCTAAACAGGCCCAAGAGGAGTCTTTCTCTAGATTACAGAAACTATCTAGAGATAATACCGATAGGCTAGCTGCAGGTGATGCAGAAGCAGCTGATATAGCAGAAAAGAGCTTTCAGAGAGAAGTAAAAACAGTAGAAAGAGTAGATAAGTTAAAAAAGACGCGTACTAACGTACAAATCGTAGGTAGAGATGTGCAAGATTTAACTCGTAAGAGCATATTTGAACAAACTCCTGCAGATATTGCCGCAATTAAGGCACGCTCATTAAGCTTGTTAGAATCTGATAAAGCTACTTATAAAACTCAAGGAAAAATATTAGAGAAGAGTCTTGCTGAAGGGGATAGACTAAGAGCAGAAAGCGAAGCTAAAGGTACAGCAGCTTCAGAAGCCAGAGAAGACGCCGATAAGAGAAGATTTGCCCATAGTACTATAATGGCACAAAACTTAGATAAGGCCACCAGCAATGCTTCAAAAAGACAAATCTTATCTATAACCTCAGAAACTGCAGCAATATCAGGCACAAAAGCGGCTTGGAAAATGCTAAATAATGAGATAGCTCAAAGTAAGGCAGGACTACAAGTACTCTCAGACGGTACTCCTGTAAAAGCCACAGGATTATTAGCTAATGGTTTAACTAGAGTAGCAGGTACTTTTGCTATAGCTAGTGCTATGGCTACTAATCTAATGTCGGCTCTGCAAGGTTTTGCTATGTGGATAGGTGTGGCAATAGCTGCATTCGAAATATTAGATTCAATATTTAGTAAAAGTGCAAAACAAACTGAAGAGTACAAAAATGCATTATCTAATTTAAATGATTCCTTTGATAACACAAGAAGAACTCTAGACGCGATTAATACTAAAGACCCTCTGAGCTACTTTAGTGTAGAGTCTATTCAGGCTAAAGCTACGGCATTGGGCGAACTTACCGGCTCATTAGATAACGTTATTCTTAAGTTCAACAAAGTTCAAGAAGCTCAAGGACCATGGGATAAGTTTTGGGATGGTATCTGGGGAGTTGTTGGTAAAAGTTCTAAAGATAAGTTGATAGATAGCGTATCTGGATCTGTAATTGATAGTTTCAAAATGTTAGATGAAGGTCCTGCTAAGAATAAAGCAAGAGATGCTTTAAATAAGATTTTTGGGCAGCCTATAGATGTAAACAGTGTTAAAGGGTTTGAACAGTCTATAGCTAATCTCGATAAGACCATTGTAGCTAGTAAAGCCAAAGATATAAGCAAACTATTAACCGATATTAGTAGAAACTCTAATAATGCTGCAGAGTCCCTAACAGGATTTAAAAATGCTTTAGCAGATATAGATAAACAAAGCACTAGTTTAAGCAATGCTTTAACACCTACTGATGATTTTAGTAAACTGGGTATAGAGTTACAAAAAGGTGCTACTAAATTAACCGAGTCTTTACAGGACCCTATCACTGCATTAACTGCACTTAGGGATTTAGCTAAGGATACAAAAACTTTATCCCTACTGCCCGCCAATGTACAAGACCAACTAATTTCAGCTAAAAATAATTTAGATAGTTTGGCAAAAGCCCAAGCCGTGGCCGCTAAAGATCTAACATTAGCCTTAGCTGAAGAATCTAAAGCACTTGCCAATGTAGCTTTAGTATACGAAAGTAATAGTGCAAGTATCGCTGATGGTTATGCGGTACAAACGGAACAGGTAGCTGAATTCAGTGCAGCAGAAACTTTAGCATTAGAAAAGGCACAGCAAAGAACTGCAGAAGTAAGAAAAAGATTATCATTAGCTAGACAAGCTTCAGATATTGAAGTTACTAAGTATGGTAATATAGCTGCAGAAATGGCAAAAGTAAGTTTTGATATGCTAGGAAAAGGTCTAGCTAAAGCCTTGTCTGAAGCAGCTATAGCTTCAGCAAGAAGTTATATTGATTTAATTAAATCTTCAGGTGGACCTACTGCAGCACTAGAAGCAGATGTAGCTACAAGACAAGTAAAAATACAGATTGCTGATATTGAAGCTAGGTACGCTAACACAAATGCAATAATTGACCTAGGCTTAAAAGTTAGGGAGCTGTCTTTAATAGAAGAAAAGAAGTTACTTGAAACAGATACAAAAACTAGAGACCCATTAGTATATGCAAAAGTATTGGGCGAACTAGCTGCTGTACAATTTGCTAGAAGAAAGATAGACTCCTCAGAACCAGGTTCCTCAAGAGAACTAAGAGGTTTAGCGGGACAGGCAGCAAGCCAGGCAACTATGGTTACAGGTGGTGGTAGAGGTACAGTAGGTATACCTAACTATCTACCTCCAGAAGCTGTAGCAGGTATTAAACTTTTAAAGGAGTCTATTAATCTATCTTTTGGTAAGGATTCGCAGTTAGCAGGACTTGTTCAACAGCTTAAAAGTATTGATATTACTAAAACTGTAGGTTTAAAAACTGAGGCAAAAACACGAGAATTACAAGGTGTACAGCGTGAAGGCGTAGGGTTACAAATAACTTCCACGGATTTAGCAAATAGTAAAACATTATTAGGTACTTATAATAGTACCTTAGAAACAGCTAGTCAAATAAATGACTTACATATACTAGATAATAAAGCCAAACAAGAAAGCATATCTTTGGATATTAAAGAAATTGGGGCAAAAGAGGCTTTAGCTTCTGTTACTTCAAGAACATCTGATAATATTGGAAGGTCTAATGAGGAGCAGTTGCGCGCGAACGCTGCAAATATAGCTCTAACTACAGTTGCCGCTGATAGGGCTACCAATTTAAACAAAATTGAGTCGGAAAGAGCGCAGATAATTAATAAATATTATCAAGCGCGTAAAACTGGTGAAGCTGCAATTGCTAAGATAGAAGAAGATCACCAACGTATATTAAGAGCAAATACTCTAGAGTTAAAATCTATTAGTGATACTGATGACGAAGCTAGATTATCAAATCTAAAAGAAATAGGTGCGATTAGTGAAGCTGATTACATAAAACAATCTGATAGGTTAAAACTTGCTGCAGAAGATCGTAAATATACAGAAGAAAGATCTAACTATTTAAAAGATCAAGCAATAAGTATGGGCGTACTTAATGATCAACAAAAAGCTTTCAATGATAAAATAGCTTCTAACAATGCTCTTATAAACTCAGGTACAGGTTCTGAACAGCAAATAGCTGCTGCTAAAGCTTCTAACCAAGTAGCTCTAGCCTCTTTAGCAGATATAAATGCTGCCCAGAAACGAGGCACTGACGAAGAGCGTTCTCATTTAACAGTAATGGATGCAGGCAATACTTCTAGAAAACTAGCAATAACTTTAACTCAAGCACAAAAAATACTACTAGCTGAACAAGCTGTATCCATGGACAAAATGGTAAATATTACTGATAGTCTTACTTCTGCTTTTGGAGAATTAGGGACAAATATTGGTAAAGCTGGCGAAGCAATATTATCTATGGCACAGCAAGATACTAAGTATTTGCAGGACAAAAAGGCATTAGAAGATGCGCGAGATAAAACCCCTGAAGATAGCGAAAAAAGAAAAGAAGCAACTACAGCTCTAATGAAGCTAGATGAAAAGCACGCAAAAGATAAATTAAAAAATGATGCAAATATACTTAGTTCTACTAAGAAGATATTTGGTGAACAAACTGCAGCTTTTAAAATCATAACAGGCATGCAAAAGGTAGCTTCGGCGCAAAGTTTAGCAGGAGAATTAAAACAGTCTTCTATTAAAATGGGATTATTAACAGAAGAACAAGCAGCTAAAGCAGAAGGTTACGCAAAAGACTTGGCTATGCAAGCTTCTTCGGCGTTAGAAAGCATAGGTATTAATATACCTGCTATATATGCTAGCTTTATGGCTGCACTGGGGCCATTTGGACCACCAATTGCAGCAGCTGCAATAGCTGCATTTGTTGGAGGCGGTTTTAGCGGCGGCGGCTCCGTAGACATGACAGGAAAAACTTCAGCAGAACGCCAAACTGCTCAAGGTACCGGTACAGTATCTGGAGATACAGAAGCTAAATCGCAATCAATCGTTAACTCATTAGATATACTTAATGCTACTACAGTTGAAGGTTTATCTTACTCTAATAAAATGGTAGAACTACTATCACAAGTTAGAGACGGTATTAGTGGTGTAGCTAAAGGTGTTTATGGTGTTGTAGGTTTACGTAGTGGGAGTCAGTTTGGTACCAAGGAAGGCGAGTCTGGTTTTAATATTTTAGGCGGATTATTTGGTAGTAGCAGTACTAAACAGATCACAGATGCCGGGTTAAAAATAACAGGCACTTTTGCTGATATGATGAATGGCGTAGTAGGTTCACTAAAAACTTATGAAGATGTTCTAACAACTAGCACTAGCAGCTTCCTATGGATGAGCAGTACTAGCCAAGCCCTAAGTCAACAACTAGGCGATCTCGATCCTAAAATTCAGAAATCTCTTCAAGCTGTATTTAACAATGCAGGTAATTTAATGATTACCGCAGGCGAAAAACTTGGTATGACTAGTCGTGAGGTAATGGATAAATTAGCGCAAGTAGACGTAACTACTCTAGCTTCTTTAAGAGGTCTAAAAGGTAAGGAACTTGATGAAGCTTTAAATAGCATACTTAGTTCAATGTTAGATACTGCATCTTCTACACTGTTTGTTTCTTTAGAAAGCTACAATAAGTTCGGTGAAGGTATGTTAGAAACAACAATGCGTGTTGTTGATGGCATGGATAAAGTTAATCTAGCTATGACCAGTGTAGGGCGTGCCTCTATTGGTACCGGTTTATCAGGTATTGCATTCTCGGATGCTATGATAACTGCTGCTGGTGGTTTAAGCAGCTTTATTGATAATACAAAGACTTTTGCAGATAACTTCTTAACTGAAGCTGAAAGACTGGCCCCTAAACAAGCTGCTCTAACCAAGGAACTTGAATCTTTAGGGTTTTATGGAGTAAAAACCAAGGAAACATTTAAAGACCTAGTGCTAGGATTTAAAGTAACTAATGCAGAAAGTGCCATTACATATGCTAAACTAATAGCTTTAAGTAGTGCAATGGAAGAAGTTACAGCATCTAGCGGTAAGTCATTAGACCTAGAACAGAAAATATATGAGTTACTTGGTAAAAGTTCCGAAGCTTTAGCAATGTCTAGAAGTAGAGAGCTAGAAGCAATGGATGAGTTATTAAGACCTCGTCAAAAATATATCAATGCTTTAACTGATGAGATAGCTTTACGCGATAAACTTCAAGCAGCTTATACTAGTACTAATAGTACTTTAACTAGTTCTATTAAAACACTACAAAACTATAAAGCTGCATTAACTGCTGGAGCTGTTTCAACATTAACTCCTGCTGAAAAGTACGCTCAAGCTAAGTCCAATTTACTAGAAACTTCAGCACAGGCTCAAGTGGCAATTACTGCCTCAAGCTCTGCAGCAGAAATAGCTACCAGAAATGCTGCAGTAGATAAAATAAGTTCAGTATCCGATATTTTCCTAGCTAGTTCTAGAGAAATGTACGCTAGTGGTTCTCAGTATGCTGCGGACTTTAGTACAATTACAGACTTATTAGATAGTACTACAGGACTACTATCCACACAACAAATAGAAACTCAACAACAATTAGACTACTTAAAAATAACCTCAGAGGCAACGCAAACTACTGCAGAGCTACTAGCTAAATACTTAAAAGCTCAAGAAACTACTACAGGTGCTCAAAGCGATGCAGTTACTTCTGGTTCAATAGCCGCAGGTATAACAATACCCGGACATGCTAGAGGAGGTTTAGCTAAAGGTATATCGCTAGTAGGTGAAAAAGGGCCAGAACTTGTGGACTTTACAAACCCTGGGCGTGTATACTCTAATGCAGCAAGTAACGACTTATTCAATACTAAGGAATTAGTAGCCGAGATTAAAGCTTTAAGACAAGAAGTATCTCAGTTACGTTCAGATCAGAAAGAACAAACAGGACACTTAATAGCAACAAACTACGATGCAAATATAAAGAATGCCAATGCTGTTAGTACAGCAACGGAAGATGCTTTCAAACAACAAGAATGGAATACCCGTTCACAAGTTAAAATAGCGTAAACAAAGCCCCAGCCAGTCTGGGGCTTTTTTATGCCAAATAAAATTTATGCTTGACTAAATTTACCTAAACGAGTATAATAGGGTAAAATGAATTAGGAGAACCTATGAACTACACTCAGGCTTGGCTTGAAGATCCTACCAGTATACGTGGCATATTAGTAGAAGTAACCGCAAAAGACGTATTAGGAACTTATGGCACTGTAGGGGGTGAAGTAGTATTTTATTTATCTAATATTGGATATATAACTACAGATTCACAAACTAGTTATATACCTTGCTTAAGTGGGGCGTTACAGACCACGGAAACTTTATCTATAGATGGTAAGCTATCCATGTCTTTTGGTGATATTGGATTAATGAATCCGAACGGAGAATTAGATAGTTGGTTAGATAGTACCAAGTTTATATGGGTTAATAGACCTATACAGATATATTTAGGTGATCCTAGATGGGGTTTGGCTAATCTAGCCGCTGTACATGATACAGCAACTTCAGGATTTCAAAAAATATTTGATGGAGTTATAGCTGATATAGACTCTAGCTCGCGAGAGACACTAAATATTAAGGTACGTGATAAGCTAGAAAGGCTTAATGTACCGTTAACAGACAATAAGCTAGGTACGTACGGTACTTGGGGCGGTGGACAGACTAATCAAGATTCGATTAGACCGCTTATATTTGGAGAAGTTAGTAATATTACTCCTCTACTAGTAGACCCCTCTAAATTAGAGTACATGTTTAATCAGGGTACAATTACTACAGTTACAAATATACAGTCTACCTCAGCTGTAGGTAATATAATTACTTGTACAAGTACTGCCGGTTTTAAAGTTAATAATCCTATAACTTTTGCTTTTTCAGACACTGCATATAGTACTTATTTTGGAAGCGACTTTGGCGGTTTATTAAATGTAGCTACTTACTATATTAAATCAATTAATTCTTCTACTACATTTACTGTGTCCTCTATTATTGATGGCCCAACACTTACATTAAGTAATGCAACATTAGTAGTTACCAGCGGTACTACTAATTATGTGACAGCAGAAACTGTAGATAGTAGTGGTACTACCGAATTAGTTATAGAGATTAGAGATAATGGTGTACCTATTTATACAAATAGTACTATATATGGTAATAATAATATAGCAGCGCCTAGCGGAGCTACTATTAATTTAACCAAAGGTACTTTTGCTTTAACTAAGCCACCTGTGGGAACAATAACAGCTTCCATACAGGGGATAGCTAAATCTATTAATATGAATACTGGTGCACTTGTGCCAGGTACTTATGTTAATAACATAGCAAATCTAATATGTCTAATAGTTACTCAGTATGGTACTAGTACAACTAGTTTAACTGCAGCTGAGTTAGATTTAACTAACTTAAGTAACTTCGCCACAAATAATACACAAGCCGTTGGATTGCCTATATTAGATAGAACCAACGTACTTATAGCATGTCAACAGCTGGCTTCTAGTGTTGGCGCTCAAATATTTATGAATAGGTTGGGGCAACTTCAACTACTTAAGTTAGGTTCCGTAACTGGAGATGCGACTGTATATATAACTGATGTGGATATTTTACATCATAGTCTACATATATCTAATAAAACTGAGGTAGTTGCAGCAACAAAAGTAGGGTACTGTAAAAACTACACTACACAAACATCTTTAGCTAATAGTTTACCTGCAGCGCATAATACTATGTTTAATGAGGATTGGTATTCTACTACAATTGTAGATACTGCTATACAAACCGCATATAAATTAGACACGACACCAGTGCAGATAGATACTTGTTTAATTAAAGGTACAGAAGCAATAGCTTTTGCCACCACTTTAAATAACTATTTCAAAGTACCAAGGATAGTATATAGCTTTACAGGTACCTCTAAGCTTCTGTCCTTAAAGTTAGGTCAACAAGTTAATTTAACTCATAATAGGTTTGGGTTATCTTCTGGTAAGCTAGGACAAGTAGTATCTTTGAGCCCTAATTGGATGGCAGGTACTATTAATGTAGAGGTAATAATTTAATGGCAGCACCAATTTTAAATGATAGAGACCTTGTATTACAAGCTTCTACCTATAGATCAAAAAATACCTTAGTTACAGTTACAGCAGATGCGGGCGCATTCTTAACTGCAAAAAATGGTGGAGCAACTTTGCCTGAAAATATCCTTTTAACGGCAACACCTAATAATGTATATACCGAGTCTGCTGTGTATACGTGGCACTATGCTTTAAGTGCTACTTCAACAACCTGGGTACTATTAGGTACTGGAAAAACTCAAACTATTACTAAAACAGGGTTATTAGCTATTATTGGTAGCTCTACACAAATACAGTATAGATGCACAGTTACTGAGAATTTACTAGATACGTCCTATGGTTTCTTTACAGTACTATACAGTAAAGAAGCTTCTGAACCTATCGTAGTTGATATTAGTAGAACTAACGCAGTAATACCTTGTACTTCTGACGGAACTCCAACAGGTTATTCTGATACGGATACTGCTATTAGCGTGTCTCGTGGAGGAGTAGCTCTTGCGTATAATGCTAATGGGGGTGTTGCGAATACCTTTAAAGTAGCTATTCAAGCAGATAATACATCAAGAACTGTGGGTACAGTAACTGGAAGCGGAAATACTTATAGTATCAGTGGTATTACAAATATTGCTCTTGATATTGCTACAGTAGTGTTTGTAGTAACTGTGTATGATGCATCAGGTGTTATAACTTCTCCAACTATTGCTAAAAAGATAACCTATACAAAAGTTACAAATGGTGTTAAAGGCGATCCAGGCATTCAAGGTAATCCAGGACAGAGATCTGTTACTATAAGTGCTTATAAATGGATAGAAGCAGGTACTGCTATAGGAAGTTTTGCAGCTGATGTAACATATACTTGGGCTGATAAAAGTGTCTCTGCACGCCCTGCCGGCTGGTCTGATACGGCAACAGCACCTACTGCAACAAGCATTGGACGAGTACTATATCAACTTAATTTACTAGTTACCGATTTAACAGGAACTGCTCTAACCAATACTTTAAACTGGAGCGCCGCAGTAACCAATACAATTGGATACAGATTAGACGGTTCTATAGGTCCACAAGGTAACTCAGCTCGTGTAGCTTACATAGTTACAACTAGTTCAACCCCTCCTGCTACACCTACCGCAGTATCCGGCGATGCAGCCCCTACAGGTTGGAGTTTTAGTTCTACTAGTACTCTAAGCTCTGGCCAGTATATGTACCAGTCTGATGGTATATTAGCTACCGGAGGTAATATAGCCTGGGGTAACCCTTACCTAAGTAACTTAAAGGTAGGTAGCTTATCTGCTATTAGCTTAAACGCTGGAGTACTTACTTCAGGTACTTTAACTGCTGGAACCGTATTTGCGGGAGAATTAAATGCGGCTACAGGTACTTTTACAGGCGCTTTAAGTGGTGCAACAGGTGAATTTGCAGGTACGCTACGTGCTGGAGTGCTTGACTTAAGTACTTTTGCAGGAATATCTTATACTTACACTTCAAACGCTTCATTTACTGTACCTAGTGGAAAGACTAGTATGCGTGTTACCTTAATAGGAGCTGGTGGCGGCGGAGGGGGCGGCGATAATAGGTATACTTGGCCTACTACTGGCGGCGGCGGCGGCGGCGGTGGTATGGTAATACAACTATACTCAGGTTTAACTGTTGGAACAACATTTAACGTAGTAATAGGTATAGGCGGTAATGCAGGTACACCTGCAGATGGTGTATATGCATATGGCGGGTCAGGGACAGACGGAGAGCCTACTCAACTACGTCAAGGCACTGCAGTTGTGCTATCTGCACCAGGAGGTGGTTATGGGTCCAGTTCTGGTCCAGCAAATCAAGCAGGCGGACTACATGAAGGAGCTGCTGGTAACTCCTATGCAACAGCAGGTGGACTATACTACTGGGAGCCTGATGATAGCGGTGGTGGTGGCTATGGTGCCCCTGGTGGAAAGGGGGGAAATTCTAGATTTGGTACTGGAGGCTTAGGGGGCTCTGCTGCAACAGGTTATAGGGCTTTGGTTGGTAGCGGATATGGGGCTGGCGGTGGTGGTGGAGGTAATTTTTATTTTACCACTTATCAAGGCTCTCAAATGAGTAATAATGGTACAATTGGTGCCAAGGGCACTAATGGGTATGCCATAATTGAATTTTTTGACCCAAATACCGTAGTACTACAAACTGCTTTTGATACGCTTAAATCTGCTCTAACTAGACAAGGGATTGCTGTTACATGATAAATATAACTCACTTTGAAATAAATATATCAAATAATACTGCCTTATTAAAAGTATCAGTAAATGATATTGACAATCCTAGAATGTTGGGCCTAGTATTAGACAGTATCAATCCTGATAACCAAACAGATGTATTAAATTTAGTATTTGCATTAGACTGGTCTAATACTGAACCTGGTAAAAGTTATCACTTGGAAAACGGAGTTTTAACCGAAACCCCCTCTAGTCCTGGTGTTACGTATCAATTTGACTATAGTACTAATACTTGGCGTGATACGCGTACTCAAGAAGAAATGTGGAAAGAAGTACGCCTTAAGAGAGACGTACTTCTTAAAGCGTCCGACTGGACTCAAATGCCGGATGTTACATTAACAAATAAAGAAGCCTGGGCAGTTTATCGCCAAGCACTAAGAGATATAACAAATCAGTCTGACCCGTTTAATATAGCGTGGCCAACTGCACCAGGAGGATAGAATGGCATTAAATAATCTTAGGATAATTTACCAAAATATTATAGAATTAAGCACTACTACTATTGCAGTCTCAAGTACTGCATCTGCTAGTACGCCGGCTAGTAATATGCGACTAGACCCTAAATCGCAGGTATGGAGATCTTCGTCAGTAACTACAGCAGCAGATGCTACTAGCGGGTTATATACTGCAAAAGGTAATATAGTATTAACTTTTGCTAGTACTAATATAGGCGGGGTAGTGCTACCATTCTGTAATTTATCAAGTCAAGCTACTATTAGAGTGCGGGGATATACAGGTACAGCACCTACGTTAGGCGGGACCGTTAATGCTCCTACTACTACAGCTACTGGCACTTTAAAATTTGATACAGGTGTGGTAACCGCATGCCCTTATCAGCTATTAGGTTTATGGAATTGGGGTACTTTACCTCTGGGAGTAAATAGTTACTCTTACGGGGGCGGTACATATGGTAGAGTATGGGTACCCTTAGCTAGTCAAGCAGCTTGCACAAGTTTATTAATTGAAATAGTTGATGTAGGCAATCAAAGCCCTTATATTGAATTATCAAGACTAGTAGTAGGATCGTACTGGTCACCTAAGTATAATACTTCTTATGGATTATCTTCAAATACAAAAGATTTAAGCACGCATGAACGCAGTGAGTCAGGCGACTTAATTACTACTAGAGGTATTAGATACCGTAGTATGAACTTTGATTTAAACTGGCTAACTCCCTCTGATAGACAAGAGTTTAGTAGGATACTAAGAGGTAACGGCTTACCTAAACCTTTATTGATTAGTTTATTCCCAGATAATTCTACTGATTATGATAAAGAGCAGGCTCACCAAATTTACGGAAAACTATCAAGTATTTCTGATGTTGTAAATCCTATAGTTGATATGTATAGTACAAGTATAGATATAGAGGAAATATAATGAGTAATGTTTTTTACGTAGGGCAAACGGACTATATAGATCAGTTTAATATATTAGCTGATAGTATAAGAACTAATGGAATATCTTTTGGTAGTTTAAGTGTAAATACCGTTACAGCTTCTGGTACAGGTTCCCTATCTTATGCGCTCACAGGGGTGTTCACATTTACCCCACCTGACACATATACTACAAGTCAAATTAATGCTAGTTTAGCTCTCAAAGCACCTCTAGCTTCTCCTACTTTTACTGGTACTGTTGGCGGTATTACTAAATCAATGGTTGGTTTAGCTAATGTGGATAATACTACTGACGCATTAAAACCTGTTAGTACTGCAACTACCACTGCATTAGGGTTAAAAGCTAATTTAGTTTCCCCCACTTTTACAGGTACTGTAGGCGGTATTACTAAAGCAATGGTTGGATTAACTAGTGTAGACGATACAAGTGACTTATCAAAACCTGTTAGTACAGCAACAGCTACTGCACTAGGTTTAAAAGCTAATTTAGCTTCTCCTACTTTTACTGGTACTGTTGGCGGTATTACTAAAGCAATGGTAGGCCTTACTAACGTAGATAATACTACGGATGCTTTAAAGCCTGTTAGTACTGCTACTACTACTGCATTAGGATTAAAAGCTGATTTAGCTTCTCCTACTTTTACTGGTACTGTTGGTGGTATTACTAAAGCAATGGTTGGTTTAGCTAATGTGGATAATACTACTGATGCTTTAAAACCTGTTAGTACTGCTACTACGACTGCTCTAAATTTAAAAGCTAATCTAGCTTCACCTACTTTTACTGGTACTGTTGGTGGTATTACTAAAGCAATGGTAGGTCTTACTAATGTAGATGATACTACTGACGCACTAAAACCTGTTAGTACAGCTACTGCCGCAGCATTACTTCTTAAAGCACCAGTTGCCTCTCCTGCTTTTACAGGTACTGTAACTGGAGTTACCAAGGCAATGGTAGGCTTGGGCAATGTGGAAAATACTACAGATGCAGATAAAGCTATTAGCACATTAACAGCAGCATCCATTCTAGAAGAGAAAACCAGGGCAATGGCAGCAGAGCTGCTATTAGCACCACAAGCAACAACTTATAACAAAACTGAAACAGACGCTAGAATATCTGCTGTAGTAGGTGCAGCACCTGCTGCTTTAGATACCTTAATAGAAATTGGTAATCAATTATCTGTAGATCAAAATGCCGTAGCTGCTTTAACAACAACTGTATCACTTAAAGCCCCTATAGCTTCCCCTACTTTTACAGGTACTGTAAGTGGTATCACTAAATCAATGGTGGGATTAGGTAATGTAACTAATACTAATGATGCATCAAAACCCGTTTCATCAGCGCAACAAGCAGCTTTAGACTTAAAAGCTACTATTGCTTCACCTACTTTTACAGGTACTGTAAGTGGTATTGATAAAGTAATGGTGGGTTTATCTAATGTAGATAATACTACTGATGCCTTAAAACCTGTCAGTAATGCAACAGTTGCTGCTATACTAGTAGAAAAAACTAGGGCTTTAGCCGAGGAAGCTTTATTAGCCCCTATAGCTTCTCCTACTTTTACAGGTACTGTAAGTGGTATTACTAAATCAATGGTGGGATTAGGTAATGCAACTAATACTAATGATGCATCAAAACCCGTTTCATCAGCGCAACAAGCAGCTTTAGACTTAAAAGCTACTATTGCTTCACCTACTTTTACAGGTACTGTAAGTGGTATTGATAAAGTAATGGTGGGTTTATCTAATGTAGATAATACTTCGGATGCTAATAAGCCCGTTAGTACAGCACAACAGTCGGCTTTAGATTTAAAAGCTAATATAGGTACCACGTCTAGCTTAAATAGTGATATCTTACTTAAAGCTCCACTAGCTTCCCCTGCGTTTACAGGTACTGTAACTGGTATTACTAAGGCAATGGTTGGGTTAGCTAATGTAGATAATGTATCAGATTTACTAAAACCTGTTAGTAATTTAACAGCAACAGCTATACTAACTGAGAAAAATAGGGCTTTAGCTGCAGAAGCTTTACTAGCACCTCAATTAACTACCTATACAAAAACCGAAGTAGACAATAAGATTAGTACTACAATTGGTATTGTAGACTGGAACAGCTTATCAAATAAACCTACCACAATAGCTGGTTATGGTATTACTGATATGTTCACCGGTCAGACATACAATCCTATAAATATATTTAGTACAGCAGCTTCAACCTCTTCTACAACAGGTGCATTAACCGTTTCAGGAGGCTCATGGTTTGAAGGGTCTATAAATCTAAATAGTATTAGTAAAATTAAAGCGTTAGTAGAGTCAGTAACTATAGCTGCAAGTGCTCCAGGCACTACTCTTTATTTTGATGTTAATACTCAAAGCGTATTATATCATACAGTAGCTGCTGCTACTAACTTTACTTTATACATTAGGGCCAGTAATACTACTAGTCTTAATAACACCTTATCAATAGGCCAATCAATAACTATAGCCCTGGTAATAACTAACGGAGCAACTGCTTACTACCCAAATGTTATAAATATTGATGGGGCTACAGTTAATCCAAAATGGAGTAACGGTACCGCAGTACAAACTGGTACCCCAAATGCTATAGATTGCCATACGTATACTATTATAAAAACAGCGGCAGCTACATATACTGTAATGGCATCTCGCTCTAAATTTAAGTAAGAAAGTAATATAATGCCAATATTAGGAACTCTGGCGTCAGCCTCAAACAAAGGATACTCATCCAGTGAGTTTGAAATACCTGTAGGGCAAGTACTACATACTGCAGTTACAAAACAAGGGGTAACATCCACAGTACTATGGAGCGTACCTGCTGAAGTATACAGCATAAGTTTAGTATGCATTGGTGGTGGTGCTAGATACGGAGGCGGAGGTGCGCTGCAATGGATGAACGACTTAATTGTTACGCCTGGGGAAGTATTTAGAATATATGTTGGGCAGGGCGGAACAGAAGTTGGAGGAGTTTACTCTACATATAATGGCGGAAGCTCGTTTATAAACAGGGTAGGTGGTGCAGGAGGTAGTTTTTGTCTCGCACAGGGTGGTCAAACCACCACTAATCCTGGCTACACTAGTACTGGTGGAATTTATCAGGATTATAATAATACTGCAAATAAAACTTGGACTAGTTGTGGAGGCGGCTCAGGTGGTGGTGTTAATATAGCTAGCAGTGGTGCCTACGGCGGTAATGGTGCAGGTGGGTACAATGGTAATGGTGGTACCGGTACCGCTGCCGCTAATGACCCTGTTACAGCAAGTGCTAGTGGTGGAGGACAGGGAGTATATACATCAACTGCAAGTACTAGACTTTCAGGTGGCGGTACTAACGTATATGGTCAGGGAGACCCCACTCCTATCTATACTAGTGGTAGTGCCTTTGGCGGTTCTTATTCAAACTATGGTGGACAGCTAAATGGTGTAGCAACCCGTACTAAACTATACGGCGGATCTGGTGGATACGCCACTGGAGTATCTAGTGCCGGAGCACCTGGTGCCGTACGTATAATTTGGGGTCCTGGTAGGTCTTTTCCTACTACTCTTACAACAGATCAAACAGTAGTACTGCCTTACTAAAATAAATTTATCCCGTCTCTAGAAATAGGGGCGGGATATTTTTTTGTCTTGACACTAGGACCCCAACGTGATATAATAGAACAAAACCATATAGGCGTCTAAAATTTATGCCTAAATTTTACTTTATAGAGGAGACGCCCCATGGAGTCAACGATACCTAGTACCATATCCGAGTGGATATCTACAGGGTTTTTAGCCTTAGTAGGAATAGCCGTAGGGCTTCAACTATTGTTTAAAACTTGGAATAGTAACAATAAAGAATCTGCCTTATTATCTATGATGCATGATGAGCTGGAGCGCATGAGCTCTCAGAACTCTCTATTATCATTAGAAGTAGGTAAATTACAAATTGAGTTAGTTAAATTAAGCCAACAACTTACCGAGCTAACTCTAGAGAACCAGAAACTACAAACTGAAATTAATAATCTCAATAAAGAGATTATTAGACTTCACGGCTTCATAACGCAGAAGGAGACATTATGAGCAGTGCTCCAGGAAAAATTAATTTTAAAATTTATCAGGGTAGTACTTTTAATGAGGTAATACGCTGGGAATCGTCTATAAAGACATACGTACCTATTACAGGTATTAGCAACTCGGCACCATTAGTAGTAACTGTACCTGGGCACAGTATTCCAGCAGATTGGCGAGTAAAGTTTACTAATATAGTTGGCATGACAGATCTGAACAGTCAGGATACTTACCATCAGGTTACTAGTACAACAACTAATGCTATTGTAATTAACTCTATAAATAGTATAGGATTTAAAACTTATACCAGCGGGGGTATCGTCGAGTATAATACTCCTATAGATATGACAGGATACACTGCTAAAATGCAGATCAGAAAGAAAATCACTGATACAGCCTACATTTTAGAACTCACAACAGATACTCCTAGTATATACATAGATAATACAAATAAAACTATAAATCTAACCATATTACCAGAAGTAACTGCAGCATTTGACTTTAGTTCAGCAGTATATAGCTTGGAATTAATTTCAGCAGGTGGAGAAGTATACCAATTAATAAATGGTAATATATCTCTTATTAAGGAGGTAACACGATGACCTATGTAGTAGTAACAAACACTGTTGTATCTGAAAACATAGTACATGAGCCTATTGTTTCAGGTGCACAAGGCCCCGCAGGTGCACAGGGCCCCGCAGGTCCGCCAGGTGCAAATGGTCCCATAGGCCCACAAGGTATCCAGGGTTCACTAGGTGTAACAGCTATGTCATTATTAGTAGATGTTAATATGGCCAATCTAGTAGATGGAGCTATACTAGTATATGATGGAGTACAGGGATCTTGGGCACCTACTAAAGCCTTAACTAAACAAACACTTGAGTGTGGCCAGTATTAAAGGATAGAAAATGGCGTCTAATATAAAGATAAAAAGATCGGAAACTTCCGGTAATCCTGCAGTTCTAGGTGCAGGCGAGTTTGCCTACTCAGCACTACCTAATAGTGGAACAAACGGTGGAGATAGACTATACCTAGGTTCAGGAACTGAAACTAGTGGCAATGCGGTTAATCACGTAGTAGTTGGTGGTAAATATTTTACCGATATGCTGGACCATACCCCAGGTACACTAACAGCTAGTTCAGCACTTATTACTGATTCCAGTAATAAGATTAATAATATTAAAGTTGGTAACATTGATATTGTTACTAACACAATTAGTAGTACAAATGTTAATGGCAACATAGTTCTTGCACCTAATGGTACTGGTAAGATTAGCATGTATAATGCCTATAATCTGCCAACTAATGTAGGTACAGCCACATATGTACTAACAACGGACGGATTAGGTAATACGTCTTGGGAAGCCTCTGCAGGTGCTGCATATGCCTCAGCTGTTATAACTTTCCTAAATACTCCTACTACTGCTAACCTACGTACCGCAGTTACTGGTACTACTGGTACAGATAACTTAGTATTCGGTACTAGCCCTACAATATCTACTAGTATTATTACAGATAGTGCCACCTTTAGTGCTTTTAATACTACTGCAACTACTCTAAATATCGGTGGAGCAGCTACCTCATTAAACTTAGGTGCAGCAACTGGTACAACTACTGTTAACAACGACTTAGCAGCTAAGTCTTTTACAACTAGCGGACATATTCTACCTACTACTGATGTGGCTTATGATCTAGGATCTTCTACAAAACGTTTTAGATCATTATATTTAAGTGGATCAACTATTGATCTTGGTGGAACCTTACTAAAAGGTGGGGTTGACGGTATACAACTAGCTGCCTTGAATGATACCCCTGTAGGTAATGTTACTCCTTCAACAGGTACCTTTACTAGCTTAAGTTCTTCTGGTAACTTAGTAGTTGGAGGTAACTTAACAGTTAACGGTACTGTTACTACTATTAACTCTACAACTATCACCATTGATGATAAAAATATTGAGTTAGCTAGTGTTGCTAGCCCTAGTGATATTACTGCCGATGGCGCAGGTCTTACAGTTAAAGGTACTACGGATAAAACCTTTAATTGGGTAAATGCTACAAGCTCTTGGACTTCATCTGAAAATCTTGAAGTTGCATCTGGTAAGGCCTTACGTATTAATGGTAATAGCGTACTAAATGCCACTACATTAGGTACAGGTGTTGTAAACTCTAGTTTAACTACTCTTGGTACTATTGCTACAGGTGTGTGGAATGCTACTGTAATTTCAGTAACCTATGGTGGAACGGGACTAGCTACTGCAACTAGTCGTGGAGCTTTATATGGTAACGGTACTTCTGCTTTTGGAATTACCGCAGCCTCAGATACAGACGGAAGTTTCCTACGCGAAGATGCTACAGGTAATCCGTATTGGTCTAATGCTATTGATGGCGGAATTTATTAAATTTTAACTCTATAGTTAAATAAACCTTTTTAGGAGCCTACAATGGCAAGTCAAGTTATTCTAAAGAAGTCCTCTGTTGCTGCGCGTGTGCCGGTAGCGGGGGATTTGGCTTTTGGAGAATTAGCGTTAAACTATGCTGATGGGCTCCTTTATTTCAAGAAGTCAGATGGGTCTATTAGCTCCTTTAGTGGTACTAGTAGCTCTACGGGTACAGTAACCTCAGTTGCTGCACTAACTCTAGGTACTACAGGAACAGACGTATCTTCCTCAGTAGTTAATGGTAGTACTACTCCCATTATTACTTTAAATATCCCTACTGCTTCAGCTAGTAATCGTGGTGTTTTGAGTGCTGCTGACTGGAGTACTTTCAATAGTAAACAGGCTGCAGGTACCTATGCTACTGGTACAGGTTCAGCTTCTGGTACAAACACTGGGGATGAAACTACAGCAACTATCAAGACCAAGTTAGGTATTACTACATTATCAGGCTCTAATACTGGTGATCAAACAATACCTACTACGTTACCAAATGCTAACGCTATTACGTTTAATACTACTGGTGGTACTGCAGCAGGTTCAACATATACTGGTGCTGCAGTACTAACCGTGGATTATTCTACAGTAGGAGCAGCAGCGGCTAGTCATACACATAGTTATCAAGCAGCAGATGGTGACTTATTAGCTATTGGAGGTTTGACTGGAACAAGTGGTTATCTAAAGAAAACAGCCGCAGATACCTGGACCCTAGATACT